AATATGCAGACTCTACATTTGCTATCTCTGTTCAAGACTTAATCGATGAATGCGTGAAATTTATTATGGGACGTCGAGCCCAGGACAGTTTATTTAACAATAATGAAGAGTGATAGAAATGGCGAAAAACCAATCATACTACTTTAGTCATGATATCAATGCGAGCAATGATCCTAAAATCGCTGCTATGATTTCAGAATTAGGAATGATTTCATATGCCTGGTGGTGGATATTGATTGAAAAATTAGCCGCAGCAGATGACTATAAACTGCCACTAAAAAAATATACATTCGTTGCTCTGGATAATGAATTAAGAATGAATAATGAACAAATTTCAACAAGTGTTCAACAAGTGTTCAACAAAAATCAACACGTGTTGGAACAAAATTCAATGTGTTCATTTTGTTCATTTTTGTTAATTTATTTGTTGATTCATGATTACGAATTATTGGACTGTGATGACGAATATTTTTGGTCGCCAAGCTTAATTCGAAGATTTGAATTTAAAAAGGTGAAAGAGGAAACTATCCGCGAAAAACGTAGGTTGGCAGGCCTTAAAAGTGCAGAGTCTCGCAAAGCAAAAAAACAAAATTTAACACATGTTCAACAAAATTTAACACATGTTCAACAAAATCAACTAATAAAAGAAAAGAAAAGAAAAGAAAATAATATAGAGAGAGATACGCGCGCGCGTGAAGATGAAAATCCTCTATCTATGTTTGAAAATGAAGAAGTAAAAAATAAACCCATTTACGAATTGTATATGAAATCAATTGGAGTTGTATCACCTACTATTAAAGAGCGGTTAGATGATCTAGTTGAATCATATGGCAAAGAACGAGTCATTGTTGCTATTAATACCACAGCGGATAACGGTGGCAATAGTATCAAGTATGTTGAAACTGTCACGGCAGGGAATCTAAAGCAGGAGGTGCAAAAGGATTTTGGAGCAAGCAAATGTAACAGCAATGCTAGAAGCATGTCTCGAAAAAATTCGAGAAAGGAAGAACAAGTCGACTGGCAGGCGGAATATGAAAGAGTCCATGGAAAAAAATGAATTCTTCTATCCGATATATGACGAACCAGTAGTCATTCAGACAAACGTTAACACCACCTATGCTGCAGTTGGAATTCCTAAGAGGTATTACGATATGGATTTCGATTGGTTGCGTAAGCATGGTAGTTTTCCTGAAGAGAACGCTGAAGCTTACGATGTGGTTAAAAAGTATTCTAATAATCTGAAAGATAATCTTGATTCCGGTAAGGGCCTCATATTAAGGGGGCCCGCTGGTACCGGTAAGACATCGATTGCGGTGAGCATTTTAAAACAGGCTATGGCATTAGGTAAAGGGTGCTTAATGATTTCAATGCCTAATCTATTGGATAATATGCTTACGTTATCCAAGGGCGATAATGTAGCCTATCTAAGATATGAGCAGAAACTTAGAAATATCCCATTACTGTTGCTTGACGACTTTGGGGCTGAGTATTCGAAGTCTGATTGGGTGTCATCTAAGGTTGAAAGCATCATTATTGATCGCTATAACAGGATGAAACCTATAATTCTTACAACAAATTATAGTGATACCTGGACTGAAGAGAACTATAGCCAAAGGATATATGACCGCCTGCGTGGAGAATATGCGGTGGCTATATTCAATGGAGCGTCGCACCGATGAAAATTCTATTGCGATGTCAGTTTAGATTTAGGAAGAAAACTCATGACCGGTTCCCAACACTGAATGAGTATATTGATTGTGAGCGTGGCTCTACCATAGCGGCGGCTGCTATGAAAAAGAAATGCACTGAGCAGGTTAAAGAACAATGTTTATTGCAACAGATACAGCCGGTTAATGGGAAAGTAGACCTACTATTTGAATGGCACTCATCAACCAGGCATGATCCTGACAATGTAGCGTTTGCTAAGAAGTTCATTCTTGATGGACTACAAGCGGCTGGCGTGCTAGAAAACGATAACAGAAAATTCATTGGAACTATGGCTGATGAGATTATTCAGGATGATGAAGACTATGTAATCTTACACATCACGGAAAATATGGGCATATTCCTATAGGTGTGAATGACTATAATTTTTAAAATTTTATGTGCAGAGTGAAGGGTTATTGCAATAAAAGATTACATCAAGAAAGGGCGTTAAAATGACAGTACATGAATTAATTGAGTATTTAGAAAAATGTGACCAAGATCAAGAATGTTATATCGGTGCAAACGAAACATTTTATGAGATTGACTACGTTGATAATTTATATGATGGATTTGGAATAAATATTGTTGCCGGATGGGAAAAGCAAGAAGAGGAGTGATTAAATGTTAACAAGCGAAGAAGTTGGCAAATTAGCTAAGTTTATTGAAACCAGAAATGCCTATCCGTATATGTTGGGCGTTGATAATCTAACAATTATTGTCGACAGAGATAAAATCTCATATTCATTAATGATAACAAATGAATTTGATCGCATATTGCTTTTTGTGGAAGATAAGCTCGATAGTAATAAAGCCTTGGAAATTAGGGAATACTATACAAGTCAAAGTGAATGCGATTTGGTAGACAATATGTTAAGGAAAATCCTATGAATCGTATTTAAATTTAATTATTTCTTATGATGTTGGTAAACAATTCGGACTAAAACATAAACAACAAAAAGGGGGAAACATATTTGAATGAATATGATATTGAGAAAATCACAAGGTTGGCCACAGAGGTGGCAACCAAAACTTACTATGAATTAGCCAAGCAAGAAAATGCTCAACTAGGTCGTAAACTTCGACACAACACGATCAAGTTGCTAAAACATTATAGCCAGTTACAATCATACGTCGATAATGCCATCTCTGACTCGACACAAGCAGAGGACATATGGCTAAATGAGTTATTGGCAGATATGTTCGACGATAATAGCATTGTAAGGGTAAATGCCATTGTTAAGAGCAAAGAGAAAACGGCGCTTATGATGAGACACGTTAATAACATGCTAGACATCTATGCGGAAAAGTGCAGCGAGAAACAGTTTAAATACTGTGAATGTGTGCGACGTTATTATATCGATGGCGAAACATTAGAAGAAATTGCTGAATCATTCCCTGAAAAACCCGATGTGCGTACTATTCATAGGTACGTTGCAAGGGGAATAGAAGAACTATCTGTACTTCTCTGGGGAGTGATAGGGCTCAATACAAAATTGTCATAAAACTGTCATGGACATGTCATTCTTGACAATTTATAATGATAGTGTGAGTTAATGGGACAACAAATACTCTATCTCTCAACGACACAGTGAAACCTAGAACACTAAAACGAAAAGACCACTTAATCTTTACGGTTAGGTGGTCTTTTTATATGCAAATTTAAGGAGGCGAGGTGAATACGATTGACTGATGTGTATTGTGAAAAGCGAAGATGCTTAAACAATGTTAAGGGTTGGTGTAAAGCAAATGGAATTCACATTGATCATATGTGTAAATCGTATGCGCCATCTCATTCTTTAATCAAAACTAAAACAGCAAAGGTACATAAAGAACGTGGTAAATATAAACAGAATAAAGATGTTTTGAAATAAAAAGAGCCCTATATTACATAAGGCTCTTTTTGCATGAATCGCGAGTTCATGCTTGTGCGTTTACCGCGGAGGCTGTGCAATTACTGTTTTAATTCCGAAACTGGGATTGGCCAAGCTTTGTACCCGTAGTCACGCGCCCAAATCTTTTTGCCTGTTTTCTTATCAATGCGATAAGCTCGAAAAACAACAGCTTTTTTGAACTTTTGATTTTTCATTGGTCAGCCCTCCTTCCATAAAAATTTTATGGCGGGGCCCCGCACAAATAAAATTATATCATAATGAGCTCATGAAATCATAATGAAAAAAGAAAAAAGCCGTAGCTTTTACACTACGGCTTTTTTCTCAGATAGCACAAGGGGCACAAATGACGACGGAGCGTTTTCTTTGTGTTTACAAGTTTCGCGAAAACTTGTGGTCCTCCATGAGCTGACCTTATCAAAAGTTCATCTTCAATATACCACATATTCTTGGTATGTCAAACTTTTACTTATCCACAATACCGTATATTGTATTGTGGATAAGTATATCGCTATATAGTGTATAAGTTATGAGTAATTAATATGAGTTGGTATTAATGATTACAATTAGTCATGATAAATATTGGCTATAAACTCAATATTCTCATTGCGGTTTTTAAATGAGAATAAAAGTTAAAAAGGTACTTCCCAGAGTAAAAACCACCGCTGGTCGCCCCCGCGCGATGGTCATCTCTCTGTGAGAAAAATTTTCCTGTTGAATGTAGAAAGACGAATTTAGAAAGGAGTACACCTATGGCGGACACAAAACCAAGAGTGAAATTTGATGCTGCAGGCAATCTGCTCGTATCAAGCACTCAACTATGTGACCTCTTGCGGGTCACTCCGGAAATTATTTCTCGACATCATAAAGCAGGGATGCCTAAAGCCTCTGTAGGTTGGTGGAATCTCCGGGAAGTCCTTGTGTATTTAGGGCAGGCGAAAGGAGATAATGCTAAAAGTAAATCTGCATCAACTCGTAAGCTAGAAGCCGAAGCTGATTATAAAGAGGCAAAGGCCGCGCGTGAAAAGAAAATGCTAGATGTGCTTAATGGAGAATATGTCCCTCGTGCTGATGTTGCACAGGCATGGGCTAGCCGAGTATTGGAGATGAAGACATCATTTACCAAATTAGGTAAGCGTATTGGAAGTGAATTCACGGATCCTGAGGAACGTGCTCGTGTAGAAAAGGTGGTGAATGGCCTTGTCGAAGAATACCTCGAAAGCTACGCACGCGAAGGCGAGTACACGCCGAAAGTCAAAGCCACAGGAAAAGGTAAGTCCAAAGGTTGACTGGTTCCCTGAGGAATTAGAGGCATTCAAGCCACCTGAAAGATACACCGTTTCGGAATGGGCGGATAGGTACAGGGTACTGACTAATATATCTGCTGAACCTGGACGATGGCGTACAGCGCGGACACCTTATCTCAAGGAGCCTATGGACAAATTCACGGACCCTCTTATTGAAAGCATCTCGTTATGTTTCGGGGCACAGATTGGTAAGACGGAAGCTGAGCTTAATATGATTGGGTATGCGTTACACCAAACCGCATCACCAGTCATGATGGTTTATCCGACGGATACTATCGCAAAATTTGCTAGCGATAAACGTGTGCAACCGATGATCCGGAGCGTAGAACCATTGGCAGATATGTATGACGAGGGCAGTAAGTTGCTGGAGTTAGACTTCGTTAATGGGAACTACATGGTGCTTGTTGGGGCGAACTCACCAAGCAGCTTATCAAGTCGGTCAATTAAGTACTTATTCTTCGATGAAATTGATAAGTATCCAGCTTTCTCTGGTAAGGAAGCGAATCCAATTAAGCTGGCTGAGGAACGTACCAAGACATTCGTTGATAAGAAGATTGTAAGAGTGTCAACTCCTACGATTGAAAGTGGCAATATTTGGCAGTCCTATATGGACGCAAATGAACGCAAGCAGTATTACGTGCCATGTCCGCATTGCGGGGTGTCGCAGACCCTCAAATTCAAACAGATAAAATGGCCGGAGGAACACCATGGCAATGCGGATATGATACGTGATACCGCATATTATGAGTGCGAAAATTGTAAGCAACGTATTGATGATAAGCACAAGATGGATATGCTCCGGCAAGGTGAATGGCGTGCGGTGAATGAATCACAAGTCCGAGTTGTCCGGTCGGTTGCCTATCATATGTCATCCCTTTACTCTCCATGGGTTACCTTTGGCGATGTGGCATATGAGTTTGTTAAATCAAAGGATAAGCCAAGTGAGTTGATGAATTTTATCAACTCTGGATTAGCGGAGCCGTGGAAATCTGCGAAAACTAAAAGCACGCAGAATCTCGTGTTTACGCAATCGGAAGTTCCTCGAGGTATTGTGCCGCAGCATGCGCCACTACTTATCGCATCTGTCGATGTACAGCAAGATCATTTCTGGTGGGAGGTTAGAGCCTACGCTCATGGTGTATCAAGTTACTTAGTCGACTATGGTCAAGCAAGTAGTTGGGCAGACTTAACCGAGATACTCATCGATAGAGAATATCCATCAGAGTATGGTGAGGCCCGTAAGATTGTGAGGGCCGGTATCGATAGTGGCTATCGAACAGATGAAGTATATCAGTACTGTGCGCAATACCCAGAAGTATGCGTGCCAGTTAAAGGTGATTCATCACACAGTCCTCTAGCTCCGCCATATAAGATGAGCGGCATCGAGAAAGGCGTCATCGGCGGTATGAAGCTGTACGTAGTGAATACCGATTACTGGAAGGACTTTATATTTGCACGTATGGTACGTCCGGCTAATGAGCCTGGCACAATCCATTTATTTAAGGATTGCCCAGAGGAATATTCGGAGCACCTTCGGTCGGAGGAAAAGCAAGAAATCCGAAATGTAAAGACCGGAGCAGTTACGGTGCAATGGAAACCATTAACCAGTCATCCAACAAATCACTTGTTGGATACGTGTGTATACAACGCCATGGTGGCGGACTCGGTAGGTGTTAAATATTTACCCGAATATAATCTGGATACCGATGAGGAGGACGAAGATACGGATGCTGAAGATTTTAATGCAGATAGTCGAGGTTGGTTTAGTTAAGAAGGAGGTGAGACCATGAGCGCAAGAGAAGACTTGGAGCGTATTCGAACGATAATCGAGGAAATTGAGACGAATGGATACGCTGAGATGTCTGTAGGTGGTAAGCGATTTAAGACGCATGACCTGCCGACATTATACGCCCGTGAACGTGAGTTAATGTCTCGCGTTGATGATGAGGAAGGTAATAGCACGACATCCTACGTGTCATGGGAGCGACGATGAACATACTCGATAAGGTAATAGCATATTTCAATCCAGAACGAGCTGCCCGTAGAGCATATTTCCGTAGTTCGCTTGAACGTGGATATGATGCGGCGTCAACAGACCGATTGAGTGGCGACTGGATGCCAGTATTTGGTACAGCTGAACAAGTAGCATCAGGCCAACGTGATTTGATCCGAGGTCGTGCACGTGCAGCAGAACTTAATAGTGATCTTGCTGAGAGTGTCGTTTTGGCATTACTACGGAATGTAGTGGGTACAGGCATAAAGCCACAGTGCAAAATCAAGACCAAAGCAGGAAAGCTGAATGAAAGACTCAATAAGAAAATTGAGGAAGCTTGGGCGGACTGGGTGGATAAGGAAAACGCGGATATCCGAGGAATATCTACGTTCTACGAGTTGCAAGAAATGGCTCTGCGCCGAATGGTCTATGACGGGGAAATCCTAGTTAATATGACCTCCGAAGGTGCAGATATACCATTATCATTACAGCTTATCGAGGGCGAGAATATCGGAGCCGTATCGGTAAGCGAGAATGGCAACAGTATTGTTAATGGCGTGGAAGTTAATAAATACGGAAGACCAATAGCATATCACGTATTCCAAACAGATCCATTAGGAATACGGTCGTTTAACGAGGCAAGGCTGCCAAGTAATAGGGCTTTTCTATTGCATAAGCCTCGCAGACCTAGTGAACTGCGCGGGGTTAGCATGTTAGCCATCGTATTAAAGCGCATTCACGATGTAGATGAATATATGGATGCCGACCTCATAGCGGCTCGTGTAGCAGCATGTTTCGGTGCGTTCGTAACAAGTAATACTGGGAACGCCCCGATGGTTGCAAATAAGATTGACAGTAAAGGCAAGAAAGTTCGTTCAATGGCACCAGGGATTATCCAACATCTACGTGCAGGCGAATCTATTTCGTTTGCGGAACCTAAGCGAAATGCAGGAACCGCATCAGAATATTCGGCGACCCAAACAAGACGCATAGCGTCGGGCATGGGTTTAAGCGCGGACATAGTGACGCGCAATATTAGTGGTAACTTCTCCGCAGCTCGGCAGAATATGCTGGAGGACCAGCAATCATTCAAGCAGATGCAGCGTTTTATAATTGAGCATTTTTGTATGCCTGTATGGCGGGCTTTCATTGAAGCATGCTACCTAAAGGGAATTATCCCGGCCAATGACTATGCAGCAAACCCAAAACTTTATAAGAAAGTAGCGTGGTTAGCTCCAGGCTGGTCTTGGATTGACCCTGTTAAGGAAGTTAATGCTAACAAGGAGGCCATTAAGGCAGGACTCACAACGCTCGAGGACGTATGTAGTGCATCTGGTAAGGACTGGGAAGAAGTGCTTGAACAGCGGAAGCTGGAACAGGACCGCATTAAGGAATTGGGTGTTGCCCTTGATATGAATGGGGACATAACGAATCTAGCGGATGATAACGCCACTGATATGAAAGGAGATGATAGCTAGTGGGGAAATTTGCAAAGCAGCTCTTAGGCAAGTATGCCCGAGAGGCGCAAATCACAAACATCGAAGCGAACGATGATCGTACCGTTGAATTGTCATTCTCCTCTGAAGAGCCATATGAAAGATGGTTCGGAACAGAGATATTGTGTCATGACGACGGATGCATTAACCTAGACCGTTTTAATAATGGTTTGGGTACAGTGTTATTCAATCACGACCGTGATGCCGTAGTCGGACACATCGAGAATGTGTGGATTGAAGATAATCGCGGCAAAGCGATCGTTAAATTCGACGAGGACGATGAGTCTGAAAAGATTTATCAAAAAGTGTTAAAAGGCACGCTACAAGGCGTGAGTGTCGGGTATTCCATAAGCCGATACGAGGAATTAATTGATTCCGATTCTAAAAGTTCCAACGGTCGGTTTACTGGTCCGGGTTATGTAATCACAGACTGGGAACCGTTGGAAATTAGTATTGTGTCCGTCCCTGCGGATCCAAGTGTAGGGGTAGGCAGAAGTGTAGATGATAATGAGGAGGAACCTATGAAAGGTGATGCAAAAGCAAAAGGCACTGAGCAAAACGTGCCACAAGTAGTACCGGAAGTACCAGAGTCCGGAGTTAAAGGTTTTAATGCGGATGACGCTAAAAGATTGATTGCGGCAGAACGTGAACGTGTATCTACAATCACAAGTCTATGCCGTGATTTCGAAGTTGATGGTGTAGATGAATTTATCAAATCTGGTAAATCTGTTGCCGAAGTTCGTGAGGCGGTAATGGATGCGTTGCGTGAACGTAATAAACCAGTATCCATTAAAGTCGGTGAGGCAGATTCTGATAAGTTCCGCATGGCTATGCAAGATGCTTTGATGATGTCTGCGGGCATCCCTGTTGCGAATCCTGCACCAGGCGCAAATGAACTTCGTTCTATGTCCTTGATGGAATTAGCTCGTGAGTCCTTAGTTCGTGAAGGCTTAACCGCTAACTATGCTGACCGTTTGGAATTGGCTCGTGAAGCTATCAACTCCACATCCTCTTTCCCAATCGCGTTGTCTAATGTAGCAAATAAGGCCTTGATGCAAGGTTATGAAACAGCACCATCTACATTTGCAACTTGGGCGGGGAAAGGTAGTAATCGTGACTTCAAACCAGCAAAACGTTTTTTACTTTCCGAAGCAGCTGAATTGAAACTTGTCCCTGAGGGCGGACAATTCAAGGATTCCCAAATGAGCGAAGCAGGTACGAACGTTAGTGTATTGACATTCGGACGTACGTTCAGCTTAACACGACAAGCTATTATTAATGACGATTTGGGTGTATTTAACGATATTTCTTCTAAATTCGGCCGTGCAGCAAAAAATAAAATCAATAACATGGTATATGACCTTTTAAGCGGCAATACTGTGTTAGAAGACGGAAAGGCCTTGTTTAGTGCAGATCGTAAGAACTTGGCAACTGCAGGCTCCGAGTTAAGTGTTGTATCTTTAGCTGCAGGTGTAGCGGCTATGCGTCGTCAAAAACATATTGGTGAAAATCGCAATTTGAATATCTCACCTACATATTTGATTGTTCCACCTGAGCTCGAAGCATTAGCATATCAAGTAGTTAAATCTGTGGTAGACCCTGCTCGTAGCAATGATACAGTCAACCCATTCAGTGGTCGATTCACCATCGTTGTAGATGCGGCATTAACGGATCCGCATGCTTGGTATTTGGCATCCCGTCCTACAGATGTTCAAACTATCGAAGTAACGTACTTAAATGGCGTTGAAACACCTCGTTTAGAAACGCAAACAGGCTTCAAGGTTGACGGCATCGAGTACAAAGTAGCAATCGATTGCAACGCAACAGCAATCGACTTCCGCGGCTTGTACAAAAATCCTGGTAAATAATTAGTAATTGATTAGGAGGTAAATAGATATGGCTAAATTCATTCAAGAACTAGACCGCGTCGATTTTAAAAATACAACAACCGAAATGATTGAAGTAGGGGACATCGTTCCTATCGGTAAAATGCATGGTGTGGCAATTACAAACATTGGTCCTAATTCAATCGGTGCAGTTAAGGTAACTGGTTGCTTCGAAGTAGCGGCATTAACATCTGATTCTTTTGCAGTAGGTGATACCGTGTATTTTGACAAAGCTCAAAAGCGAGCATCTAAGACGGACACTAACCCAGTATTAGGCGTGGCTCTTACAGAAAAACGCCCAGGTACTACAGTGTTGGAAGTTGCACTTGTGCCTAATGTAGAAAAGTAATGTAAGGGCGGGCATATGCCCGCCTACTCCATAGGAGGTAATGCACTATGAAATTAGGATATAAGCCTAATGCACTGCTTTCTGTATTTGGTGAACGAATTACCTACAAAGGCCAAGCTATCAAAGCTAGCGTGGAGATTGGCGAATATGACGGCAAAGGATCTGGATTCGTCGATAAAGCATTAGCTGATAAAGCTCAGATTTGGGTGCGTGCTAAGGATGTTCCCGAACCACGATCAAAAGACGAAGTGTATATCAACGACGAGAAATGGTACGTTGATCACATTTCCAACTTTGACGGCACGATGTATTGCCTTGAAATTGTCCATAACGTGAGGGCGGTGAGACCGTAATGAATAATGAACCTATTACAATTACAGACACAGCCACACCGTATCTGAATTTCATTGCAGAAACAAAACCGGACTGGATGCGTAAGGCATTAAAGTCTACAGGTTGGATGATGCAAAAGGAGATTAAGCAGGGCATTCGGTCAGGTGCACCAGGTGGACGTAGGTATCCTAACTTCATGGCACCGGCACGACGTGCTGCATTTGAATCGGCATTTGGTGCTAAACTTCGCAAAGCATACCAAAGTGGCGGACGAGCTGAACGAGAGTCCTGGGGCTCTAAATCGCGAAATTCCTTACTCGATATGGGTATTAGCGCCAGGACAATCGGATACAGTCCTCTAGGTAAGTTGTCGAATGCAGTAGGATACCAATACGACAAGGGCAAGCAATCTGTCCGAGTCGGGTGGTTATCTAATTCGGCTAAACGGTTAGGCGAACGAATCGAAGAAGGGTACACTAAGCAAATTACAGAGCCTATGCGCAAGAAGTTATTTGCTGCAGGCGTACCATTGCCTAAGGGTAAATCGATGTTCAAAATTCAGCCGCGTCATACTTATGGTCCTATGAAAGCAGCGTTACAGCCTAAGCTTAAACCTTATATCGAGGATAAGATAGGCGACTACGCTATATATGGACCGGCAGCACAATCTGCATCTCGACGTAACTACAAGGTAAGGTGATTTGATGCAACAGACAATTCCACTGTCGCGCATCGTTGAACGTTGGGCTGAAGCCCTAGCGAATGATGAAGCGTTGACTAAATTTTGCAATGACAAATACGGAAAGCCGGCGCAACTGTATGTCGGCTACGACGATGTCGATGCACCGCTCGAAGAAGATTGCCCTTGCATCATATTACTACCGAGTAATAAGAACGAAGGGCTTGCTGATACCTACACATACTCGTTAATGATTGTATGGGGTATCGTCCATAAAGGTGCAACTCGGATTAAGAATATTATTCGGTATGATGGAGCGCTAGAATCAGATAACCTAGGGCAGTTAATCATTGAGTGCATTTGTAGGGTGAATCCGGCGTTTCCGGTAATCGGCATTGATTATGAATTAGACTCAATGAATTGGCGCCCAGTATTCACTGGACGTTTAACAGCTACTATAGAAATCCCGCACGTAATTGGCGGGAACATTGAATATTAAAGGAGGAAATGCATATGGCAACAGCGAAACGTGCACAGGGCTCTCAGTCCCATGTGGCGATTGCGTTTGAGGCGGATTTTGGTACAATGCCATCTACTGGCGGCGTAATCACGCCAATCATATCTAGCTCCATAAAAGCTAGTCAAAATTTAAACGACTCCACGGTAATCCGTGGTGATCGTAATCCCGCAGCTCCATTCCGTGGCAACATTGACACGTCCGGTAGTTTGGTCGTGCCTGTTGGTGTAGTCGACATCGGCTACTGGCTAAAAGCTGCATTTGGTCAACCGACTTCTAATACAACGGGCCAAGCGCCAAATAAGAAGTCTGAGCATATGTTTAAAATCGGAAACACAATGCCGTCGTTAACTATTGAGCAGGGCTACCCTGATGTTAATGTATTCCAACAATTCGCAGGTGTGCGAATCAGTAAATTAGGCTTTAAATTCGGCGGTGACGCTGAATTGACTGCATCCGTTGATGTGATGGGTTGTAAGGAAACTTTGGCATCTACTACATTCGACGCTGCAGCAAAAGCAGTTAATTTTCTACCATTCCAAAATCTAAATGCAACTATTAAAGAGGGTGGGGCAACTGTGGCCAACATTCTAAGTTGTGATATCAACTTTGATTTTGGCTTGGATGGTGATTCTTACGCTATCGGCGGTAAAGGCTTTAGAACATACATCGACCCAGGTATTGTGTCAATTTCCGGGACGATTAAAGCATTCTTCCAAAATAAGGACCTTTTAAACAAAGCAGTTAACGGTACAGAATCTAGCTTGGAATTACGACTTGAACAAGACGACTGGTCACTTACATTTAAGTTGCCTGAACTTGTGTACGAACGACAATCTCCGGGCATCGACGGTCCTCGTGGCGTCAATATTGAATTACCATTCAAGGCATACTATCGTGCAGATGCCGGCCGCTCTGCATCCATCATTACATTAGTTAATAATCAAGAACAATACTAGGAGGTGCCAACATGGCATTTGAAGATATCACAGTAAGGGGCTTAACATTCGCTGAACGTGGTGAATTGATTAAATCCGGTTTAGACCCATTGTATACCCCAGTTCCGGAAGAAGCACCGGATACAGAACGCCTATTACGTTCTCGTGAGCTTGCACAATGGATTATGCAACACATCTACGGATTGGCTGAAGATGAAATCAACGCAGCACCAGACAATGATCTTATGGAAGTTGCGCTTGACACTATGCGATTTACGCATGAAAAAAAGGCTGAAATCGAAAAAAACTAATTGATGCGTGGAGTTGGCTCAACTCCGACAAACCGAAATACTGCTCTGATTGTATCAAGATGCAACGTGAAACTAAACAGCATTTTGACTGCTCGGAGTGTGAGTTCAATTCCCCGCATCAATTAGATGGAACGAGACAGGCGATGCGAGTATACAACGCTAGCCGAATGCAGCGACGTTGGCATCCTGGCGGCATTGCTGGATTCGATATGCCTGCGGTGTTAGAAGTGGCGAGGGCTTACGGCATTGAGCCACTGCCGCACCTTATCGATTTACTCGTATTATTAGAAGCCAAAGAATTGGAGGTGGCGCATAAGAATGGCCAATAATTTAATTGATATTGTCGTTCAGCTGACCGATAAGAATACGGAAGCAGGACTCAAGAAAATTACTGCAAGTGCCGAAGGCGCCAAATCCGCTCTTGGCAAAATGAAGAATGACCTCATGGCGATAGGTGCCGGTGTCGGTGTTGTAGGCATCGGTGCCAAATTAGCCAAAGAGGCTATTCAATGGGATGTAGCCGTTAAGAAATTATCAGGAATTACCGGTGCTACGGCAAAAGAAACCAGTGAACTATTAGCAGTAGCTAATTACATGGGTATTGCTATGGAGGATAGCGCTGGTGCATTTGCTAAGTTTTCAAAAAATGTCGGAGCGGCCAAAGAGAAAATGGAAGTCGCTCGGGCAGAGGGAAAACTTAGCACTGATATATTCAGTAAATTAGGCTATGCGCTTGAAGATATTCAAGGCAAGAATACTGTCGAAGTGTTCAAGATGATACAGGAACGTCTAAGAGGTATGAAGGACGGGGCTGAAAAGACCCGTGTCGAAATGGAACTCTTCGGCCGTACCGGTTATCAAATGCATGCCATGCTTAATATGTCCGCAGAACAGATGGACAAGGTAGCGGAACGTGCCAAAGCGATGGGTCTCATCATCGACGACGAGACTGCAGCTAAATCCGCAAAGCTAAATCGGGAATTAAAGGATTTAGAGAATACAGGGAAAAGGCTTGCAGTATCTATCGGCCATGAGTTAGTTCCTGTGTTTAACGACTACGCAAAAGGCGTATTAGACGTCGCTAAAGAGTTCGAGTCAATGACTGCTGAGCAAAAGGAAGCTATCGGGGGCATTGTCAAATTCGGTGCAGAAGCCGGAGCTGTAATCATAGTCATGAGATCACTAACCAGCGCACTCGGGTTTATGCGATTAGCTACAATTGCCGCTGCAGGTCCGTGGGTAACACTAGCCACCGTAGCGGGACTTGCAGGCAAAGCGATTCTTGATGCGGCGTATGCCTCTAAAACAGCAGGTTCCTATTTAGGCGTGGAAGTGGACGGCAAACGAATTCATAAGAATACCAATTCGACCGCTGGAATATCTGATAAATTTAAGGAAAATCACGATACTCGATACTGGATTGAGGATAGCGCGTGGCTTGGTCTTGTAAAGAATGACCGCTTAGCGACTAAAGAGGAAGGCGCGAGAATCGATGCCGCACTTAAGGATAAAGAAATCGCTGACGCTGCAAAAGCGAAGGCAGATGAAGAACTCGAAAAAGCAAGACAGGAACTTGCTAATGGTGGATTAACGAACACCGAAGCCATTAATAAAGCGAATGAGGAAGCTGCAAAAGCAGCCAAAGCGCAAGAGCAGGCTGCTAAGAAAGCTCAACAAGCGGCCGAAAAGTTGACGAGTGCTGTGGAACGCATGGCGGATTTGTACCGGTCACTTACGCTGCAAAGCTTACAAATTGACGGCAGTCAATACGAAATTGATAAGTTAACAGCTAAGAATCAGTATGAATCCAACAATAAGAATATCCGTGACATCATCCGTTCCGTTTCAGGACTGGGTGGAAGCGCTACCGGCGAAGCTGTGAGTGTGCTAGATGCAGCTAATGAACAACTCGGTAAGGCATATGAGTTAGGTGCAGACGGTACATGGGCTACTGACTGCGGCAAGTTATTCTCCGACTCTGTATTGCAGGCATTCGGTAAGGACGTACCTCGGTATGTTCCATCTATCATGGATGCAGCAAGAGCTGCTGGCGCATGGCATGATGCAGGCGATGGATATACACCTAAAGCCGGAGATGGCGTCGTAGTCCTTGGCGATAATCACATTGTAATCTCTGACGGCAAGGGCGGATACACTGGGGCTAATTCCAGTACAGGTGTTGTTAGCAAGCCTAGCGTATCGGGTGATTTTGGTGCTATTACTGGTTATGTAGATACTAGCTTATTAGCAGGTGCTACATCGAGCGCCTCTACAGACACAGCAGGTAGCGCAGCAAATGCTAAGAAGCTCGCTGAGTCAAATCTAACTGCCCAAGTTAGAGCTAAGAACGAAGAGCTGTATCAAAAGCGATTAGCTGAGGCGCAACGTAATCAAACTATTCGTGTCCGTAAGATGAACGAGGATATTAAGAAACTCGATCTTGAACGTACCGGCGACCGCTTACAATTACTCAAAGTCGAAGCTGAAGCGCAAAAGGCGCAGATTGATGATAATGTCCGTGAGTACACTAAATCCGTAGGCGATAAGGAACTCGCTGAAAAGAAAGCTCAAGCAGAGCGCCTAAAATTGGCTTCTGATACTGAGCAGAAAATCAGAGAGTTAGCATACACGCAAACGAGCGAAACCATTGACCACTTAACTAATATGGTTACGCTGGGTCGTTTATCTCGTAGTGATGCGGACGCTTTACTTGCTGAAGAGTTAAAATCATACATCGATTACGCACGTAGTGAAGTCAATGAGGCCCGGTTAAGTGCTACCCAAAGACTGCAAATTGAAAAGAACCTTGTTGAGGCCCAACAAAAACTATGGGAGCTTGCAGGTCGCAGCCTTAAAACAAGCTTACAAGAGGCAGCTCGCCAGTATAAGCAAGAGGCTACCAACTATGCTGACTTAGCAAAGTCTACTTTCGATAGTACGATGAACTCTATTAATTCTGCATGGACAAATAATCTCGAGGCTATGGCAACAGGAACGAAGTCGTTTAGTAAAGGCATTAGGGACATATTCAAGGATATGACAAATGCCATTATTAAGATGATGATTCAACTAACATTCCAACAATATGTAATGCCTAAGTTACTAAGACTATTCGGCGGAGTAGTTAACGGGATTGGCTCACTAGGTGCTGCAAAAGGGACATCGTCCTTTGCCGGCGGTAGTTCGTTTAGTTCTGCATTTACAGGAAATCGATTCGCTGCCGGAGGAAAAACAAATCCAGGACTTATGCTGGTTGGTGAAAACGGGCCAGAATTATTACAATCCTCCGGATCACATCGCATTTATACCGCAAGCGAAACCCGTAGATTGATGGGCGGCACTACAAGTAACAACGTAGTTGTTAATATTGTTAATCAGTCTGGCCAAGAACTTGAAAGTAAGCAACAGAACTCTCGGTTTGATGGTGAGAATTATGTTATCGATGTAGTGGTTCGTGCTATGGAATCAAATAAAGGAGGTATGCGTGACGCCATCAAGGCATCCGCAGTATAACTATGGCAGTATTTCCAGATATTCGATGGCCGATATACCCAATTCAGGAGACTACTCCAGATATTTCGTATAAAGGCCAAGTTGAAAACATGACGCTAATCACCAGGAAGAAGACGACAAAGACCCGACGGACATATTCCGTCGGGTACAAGTTGCCAACAGCTGATTACTATAAACTTCGGTCATTCTTCGATGAAGTCAACTGCTCCGGTATATTCGACTGGGTACATCCAGAAACACGGGAAACACTAAATGTACGATTTGCTGATCAGTTAGACTTTGCGGCGAATGACTACGGAGTGTGGATGGGAACCGTGAAATTACAGGAGGTATAACATGTTACCGCTCTCAACGGCATCGATTTTAGAGAAAAACCAAATATCGGCCACAGGTGTGTGGTTAATGCTGTTAGAAATATCCTATAAAGAGGATACGATTCGATTGGTATACAATACGGAGAATATCCAATTTCAAGGCAATACCTATATTGCATTTCCATTTACCATTCAAGATGTTACAGAGAATGCGACGGATTTACCTAATATCAAGCTATCCGTGTCTAATGTAACTCGGACAATCCAGCGTATGGCAGAGTCTAATAATGGATTCACTGGAGCCAATGTCATCATTCGTGTAGTGAATACGAACATACCTGATGTGTGCGAGCAAGAGGAGCATTTCGTAATTACGGGAACTCATGCAAACGCAGAATGGATGGAGTTTACACTGGGTACTGACTTTAGCTTTACTCGACGATTCCCGTTAATCCGTGTGATGAAGGATTTCTGCCCGTTCAAATTTAAAGGAGTTCAATGTGGATATAAGGGTCACGAAAATCAATGCAATAAAACCCTAGCGCGATGTCGTGAATTGGGGAACAGTACTCGATTTGGAGGAGAACCTACTATTCCGCAAGGAGGACTATATGCATCCAATAAGTGATTTGACTGATATGATAGGTACCCCATTCTCGGAAATGAAATGCTGGGATGTAGTTGTTGAGGTATATCGGCGTAGTGGAATACCACTACCCGAATATACCCAAATCCAAATGGATGAATGGCGCGAGGTTCGTGAGCCAATGCCGGGGAGTGTTTTGGTGTTTGCTCTATATGGTAAAAATCTCGATCATGTAGGGGTTTATCTTGGCGAAGGTAAATTTATACACGCTACTGAACACAGCGGCACCTGTATAGAGCACATATCAAAGTACGTGCCTCGATTGAAGCACATTTATGAAAGGAAGGAGTAGCAGATGGTTAATGTAATCATTGTAAATAATCCGTTCAAGCCGGAGCAGCGGGATACAAAATATTTGCCATTTAAACAGGGCAAGTCTATCAGCTATTACTTCAGCGCACCTGGTGAATGGGCGTACTCAGTAAATGGACATGAGGCGGCACCGGATACAATTGTAAACGATGAAGACTACATTGTAGTAATGCCCCGAGTTGAGGGTAAGTTCTTTGGTGTTCTTCTATCGATAGGGATGGCTGCATTTACCGGTGGTATCGCTTCGGGTGCTATCTTTGGTATCAAAAGCTTAATTTGGCGGTCAATAATTGCTATGGCGGTAGGGATGATAGGTAATGTTATCATTTCAAAGTTAACTGCTCCTAAGGTTGACCGTTCGAATTCCGAACAGTCAAATACATATGGCTGGGGAGGTACTGAAACTGTTACCGGACAAGGTTACCCTTTAGCCGTGACGTATGGCCGAATGAAAAGCGCTGGGTTATTATTATCCCGCCATGTAATTAGTGATGGTGAAAAGCAATATCTTAATCTCTTATACTGTGCCGGTGAGGGCGAGTTATCAAAGATAGAAGATATTCGTATAAACGCTAACCCAATCAGTAATTATAAGGATGTGCAGGTGGATATCAGAAAGGGCACAAATGACCAAACCGTTATCCCAAATTTCAATGATAACTTTGCGGATCAATCCCTAAACTATGAATTGACTGAATCATGGAATACGCAACAGGTACAAGGCGATGCGTGTGACGCGATAGAGTTAACTGTTGGATTCCCAAACGGATTATATTATTCAAATGATAGCGGCGGCGCTGACCGTACGTCTGTCACGTTGAAAGCAGAAATTCGTAAGGTGGGTGATGAGTCCTGGCAGGCATTACCTTTAGCAAATCAAAAGGGCATGGCCGGCCATATTAAGCGCCGTGATGCATGGAACTTTATTAAGTCAGATAATAGCGTGACAAATACAGCTGATTACGCAGGACGAATTGAAGAGGCGACAAATAATGCGTTTTATCGTGTATTTCGCTTTGACAATCTCGAAAAGGCGCGTTATGAAATCCGTATGCGATGCAGTGCGAAAGATGGGAAAAGCCTGCGCCATGTCAATAAGGTCTACTGGGTGCAACTAACCCAAATTATTTATGATGATTTCGTGCATCCGGGGAAAGCCCTCATTGGAATTAAGGCTTTGGCTACATCCCAACTAAGCGGAACTGATCCAAAAGTGACATGGATTCAAGAGCGCTCAGAGGTGTATGTGTTCAATCCGTATATCAATAAGTACGAAGCTCAACCCGCGGACAATCCAGCATGGGCTGCATATGATTTAATTCATATCTGCCGTAAGATTGGCGGTGAATATATTGTATTCGGACAGCCCCATATGCGCCTTGACTATAACGCATTTAAGGCATGGGCAGATAAGTGCAAAACAAATGGGTTTACATTCAACTATATATACGACACCGCTATGCGATTATGGGATGCGTTAAAGTATCCAGAAGCAGTAGGTCGAGGAAAAGTAATTCCTGTAGGAACCAGGTTCACATGTGTTAGTGATTATCAATCCACACCGGTACAGTTGTTTACTGTAGCCAATATCAAACATGGTAGTTTTACTGAAGAGTTTCAAGGTGTTGAGGCTAGGGCGAACTCTGTTGAAATCTCCTTTTTAAACAAGGATAAGGATTACGAAAGAGATGTCATCCCTGTATACGGTGATACTTATGACGAGTCGGATACGCTAACAAATCCGGCACAAGTTGAACTCATGGGGTGTACTAGCCTTGAGCAAGCATATAAACATGGCAAGCATTTCTTACGTTGCAATAAATATGAAATACGTACTGTGACAATAGAGGCGTTTACGGATGCCATAGCGTGCACGGTAGGAGACATCATTCTAATTCAGCACGACATACCTGAATGGGGCGAGGGCGGTCGTGTGGTTGCGGTAAGTGGCCAGACGATTACACTCGACAAGGAAGTGTCGGTACAACCAGGGAAGAATTATCAATTGCTAATTCGTAGCAACTCTACGGATATCGTCTCTACGTTTAACGTAGTAAACGTATCAGGTCTCAATGTGATTGTTAAAGAGGCTATACCGGTGCAGCCTGATGCGGTATATGCATTCGGAGAAATTTCTAAAACGGCTAAGCCATTTCGTGTGTTGGCTATTACAAAGACACTATCAGAAATGACCCGTAAGATCCAATGCATGGAATATTATCCAGAACTCTATGTATCAGATGATGGCACGGTGCCAAGTATTGATTATACGAATCGCGGTGCATCTGATATTCAAGCAGTAGGGTTGGTGAGCGATGTCTATGGTGCTAATGGCATCATGTATTCACGCATAGGTGTAACGTGGCAGTTACCTCGTGATGGAAAAGTCTCAAACGTAGTCGTAAATTACCGAAATGTAAAAAGCGATACGTGGACATATATTGGAAACTACCCAGCATCCACAAACGCTACCACGATATCTGATGTGCTACTAGGTGCGACCTATGAGGTGCGAGTGCAGGCTATTAATGAGTTAGGACAGTTGACTACTGGCGTAACAAAATCTATAGCCATACCTAAGATGCAAACGCCAGAGGATGTTCAGAATTTACACGTTATAAGTCGGTACAATCAAACGGCCGATAAAAGTGTTTACTACGACTTACAAGTGCTATTTGAACCGCCTAGTAATCCTGCCAACTTCGATGTGGCGGAGGTTTGGTATCTCTTAAAATCGAAAAGCGGAAAACCTGTAACGGGGCAAGAATGGCAGTATGCTGGCAGTAGTAATAGTCAGGTTATTATCAAATCGCTAGGTCCTGGTGAGGAGTATCGAATCAAAGCAATCTCGGTTGACCGATTTGGCAACCGAGCAGAAACAGCCCAAATGGTTGATGTGATAGTCAAACCAATGGATGCGATACCTGATATGCCTAGTAATTTCGGCATCGCGTTCAGTAGAAATGCCACCGCATCATGGGATGAGGTGTTGAATGCTGACGTCGATTATTACGAGCTACGTACTGATAATAATCCTGGGAAAGATACGAATGCTTTATTGGCAAGAGTTAAAGGTACCTCTGCTGTACTTACCCTATCTAAACGAGCGGATACTGTTTATTTATATGCTCGCAGCACGTTGGGCAAATACTCGACTGCAGCAACATATGAGTATAACGTTCCGCAGTTGGCAGCGCCTGAGCTTGTAGTAAAAAGCCAGTTAGGCGGATTCAATCTTTATTTCTCAACCAAGCCAGCACAAGCATACGCAATCAGATGCCATGTGATCGGAGATGAACGTACTGATGATTTTGAAACTACCAGCACCATGCTGACATATTCGAACTCAGCCGGAATATACCGAATACGTTGCTCGTTTGTTGATGTGTTCGGAGATGGACTCGTTAACGAGAAGCAAGTCGTGATTAAGACACAAATTGATGCGAGCTTGCTAGACCTTGAGTCTCTTGGATTGAATAAAGTTGATGAGCGAATTAAGGAGCTTGATAAGAAATTCAATACGAATTCTGAAGAGACCACTAGAAGAATTACGAATTTGGCGTCACATACGGAATCTCGCATTACTGAGTTAGCTGGTAGCATCGATTTGCAAGTTAAAAAAAGTATTGGTGAGATTGATGGTGGTGAGTTGGTATCTCGCATTAACCTCAGTCAGTCTGGTGTATACATTGCAGGAAAATTGATTCATATCACTGGAGCGACTAAGTTCGACGATAACGTCATTGTTAATAAGATGATTCAGGCCAACGCAGTTACTGCCGACAAATTACATGTTGATAATTTAGCGGCGGTGTCCGGTACAATCGGGTTACTTCGTTCAAAAGAGACCGGTGCTCGTGTTGAGATTCAAGATAACCTTATTACAGGTTTTGATGATGACAATAACCCTCGGATTAAACTTGGGTGCTGGTAGGAGGTATTATGGAACCGCATGTATTAGCTTATGATGCTAACGGCAATATCATACTAAATCTCAAGGAAAGGCTCACACGTATCGAGGGGCGGATGTATGTATCTGACATCCCTAATCGACGTCAACAAATTACCGTGAATGGATTGCTGCCTGGGCAACATGTCTGGGCTGCAGCCATGGGACAGTACTTAGTGGCAGAGGTTAGGGGCAATATCATAACATATTATTTTGCAGTGTCCCAGGATGAATATAATATCAATCGTCAATTTAAAGATCTTACATATGAAGGGTGGTTGGCGTATGGAATTTATTAACATCCAAAATAAAGAAGGCGTCACAATTATAAACGATACCTATGACAATCTAGTATATCTTAGCTTCCCTAAACAAAAAGATGCAGTTCTCTACACCGGGGCAATGAGGGGGATAACGCCAACGGTTCAAATCCCACTCAAACCCATAGCTTACACTCCTATGATGGTGCCTACAAGTAAATTCCAGTATGGATATATTGCAGGGGAGGCTAATGTAATCCAGGTCTTTTATGCCACTAATTACGCATATCATGGTGACGCACCTCTTATAGCAGTATCAGTTCCACAAGGATATGAATTCGCAGCTCAGTGGGTCCATAAACGTCGTGAGCGATTAATGGTGCTGGTAGTGGATGTAATTAAGCCAGGCGAAAAGGTAACGCAAGCAATGGTTGATGAAGTAAAAGCTGGCATCAAGTTCTACTGCTTCGGTTATTTCGAGGATGTTACGGCTAATGCAGACACGCCTCGTATTCGATTTGTTGATAAGGTAGGAAGTAGTAAGCCTAATACGGCATTGCAAGTTCTTGGTCGTCACAAATATTATAAAGCGTCTTGGGCAACAGATTACAATCTGCAGAACGATGTGATATATGATAGCCGCATCAGGTACCTACGTGTAATTGATCACTATGCGCACGATTGGTATAACCAGTTATCAAACTACGTTCCGGATACTTTTACAAACATGTCCCGTGACCCAAAGTCATATGGCGTCAAGGTTGCAATTATACCCATGTCCGTAATCGATGTATCCGTTTGGGGGCCAAATATCAATAATGGAGATAAAAAGTCACACACGGGGCGAGTGTGGCAAACGTTCAGATTTCACGATGATAGTACCGTATCGCTGAAATCGTATCAGTTCATTGATTGGAATACAGTCACCACGTATCCTGTAGGTTGCTCAGGTAAAACCACATCTCAGTATTTGGTAGTCGATGTGACCGGGTACGATAAACAAGGTACAATTCCATTCAATTAAGGGAGATGATAAGTAATGAATGTAAAAGATATAGACCTCAACATTGGCGAGGATTTCGGGATAGTTTACGCGGTCCAGGATGACAATGTGGATTTGACCGGGTTTAAGTCAGTATTCGCCATACGAAAGCGAGCAAGTGGTCCGCTTGTTATTAAAGTGCAAGGGGTAGCATCTGGGAAGATTGCGACATTCAATATTCCCGGAAAGGATACCCTAGAAATTAAGTCCTTTGGTGAGCATGTGTATGATGCTTTTGCATATAAGGAATCGGAGCCTAGCCGATATTACAAACTGGGCATGGGGGTAGTCAACATAATTCAGGATGTGGCCATGCATGATTAGAGGAGGAATGTATTATGCAAAACAAAGTGTTACCAGTAAGATTTGAAGGTCCGATTAAAGTAGAGGCGGAAGTAAAAGCAACCATGGTAGGCGATAACGGGAAAAGTGCTTATGAAATCGCTTTAGCACATGGATTCGTAGGAACCGAGGAGGAGTGGTTGGAATCCTTAAAAGCAAAGCTGCCTAACTTATCAGGCGTTGTTTCAGCACTTCAAGGTAAGAATGTTCTTATTAATAGCGGTACCCTTGAAGCGATATTAACTGCTATTGTCCATGCGTTGAATGAACAGCCTTATGCACCACTTACATTTAACGAACCAAGAAAAGGGGATACTGAAATTCGAGTATCTGGGCAAGATGGCTTTAAAGTTCGAGTGAGTGGTGAAACAGAAGCTGTTGAAATTCAATCCGGGAGTGCAACTATTAGAATTCATCCTTACGGTGCAGATGATATATATCTTGAGTATCTTAACTTAATCGATCATGTCATTGGCACTGTTAAAATCAAAGGCCTTATTGAATTTAATCCAGAAACGGCTACAGAGATTTTGCCTAAGCAATTCTATGGCCGTAGCGATTTGGAGGGCGAACTTACATGCCCGAACGTTGTTAAAGTTGGTGCATTAGCATTCGTCGGAACCGACCACAATATTATTAATTTGCCAAAGGCCACTGATATTGATAGGGATGCTTTCGCTAACAGTTCTCTTGCGGTAATCAATATCCCTGCATTTGTATGGTCGGGTGATAACCTTGATTTAAAATCTTATGATCTCATTAGGGTTAATAAAATGACTGTTAGTGAGGAATCTCACCCACCGAGAGAAGTCATGATGCAGGAAATTTCATTAGAGGTCTACAATCCAGATCACACCAAGAAATGGAACCTTTACAGTGAAAAATGGGAGAAAACGGAGGCCTAAATGGACGAAATTAGATTATTGCTAATGGACTTCGGCATCCCTGCCTACTTCGCGGACATTGGATTCTGGGTAACCCTGTTAGGGGTTATCTGGGCCGCCCTTAGAGGTTCGTTTCGTGCGATGGTGTGGTTCTTAGAACATACCTCGCTAGTTGCGGTTAAGCAAGAATTAGATGACCATTTGGCTCGACGCATGGATAAGCAACGCAAGGATTATGATGATAAGTTATCCGACGCTATCAATAGTATAGCTGATTTAACAAAAAGTAATCAGGAGATATTAAAGCAATTGGTCAAGCTGGAAGAACGAGATGCTGCGAAGTTTCACAGGCTTAATAACCTCGAAACTACAGTTCAAAGTCTGAGTACTGAATTGATGCATATCCAAGTTCTAAACAATATGCCAATAGGAAGAAGTATCACGCTCAGTACCGATGATATAGGAGGTGACTGATAATGAAATATCAAATCATGAACCGACTGAAATCAGCATATGGTGCTGTTCGTGTTGCTAATATTAGACCTACTGGAGTACTAGCGACACGGATTCTAGTACTTGTTATGCTAATTCCTATTTGGCTAGTCATAACAGAGTATGTTATGGCATTTGCTAGGGGCTATGTATCAAGTGAAACTAACAAGCTAATTGATGTTGGGCTCAATATTATTGACCACATATTCATTCCTAGTGTATTGACAGCCGTAGTAGGCTTCTTAGGACTTTGGTTGGATAGAAACAATAATGGTGTCCCTGATAAATTAGAAGGAGGTAGTAGTAATGACGAAAATATTTATAAATCCAGGTCATGATATTGACCTGGACTCTGGAGCAGTAAATCCTAACACAGGACGTCGTGAATGCGACGTTGCTCGTGATGCGGGTAAGTTATTGGCTTGTTATTTACAAACAGCAGGTTGTGAAGTTAGAACTTTACAAAATGATGATTTAGGTCTTGTGTGTAAAACGTCTAACGAATGGGGAGCGGATATATTCGTATCGCTCCATTGTAACGCTTTTAATACGCAAGCTCGTGGCACAGAAACTTTGTATAAGTCTTTCAATGGCCAACGTCTAGCGAACGACATTCAAAGTCAAATTATCCGTAGCATTAATACGGTTGATCGGGGCGTAAAAGAACGGCAAGATTTATGGGTGCTAAATGGCACGGATGCAACAGCCGTGTTAGTTGAAATGGCTTTTATAGATAATGATGAAGACCTAGCACTACTTAACAATGATTTAGACACTATAGTGCGTGCTATCGCAAGGGGCATTACTGATTACGCAACAGGAGGGGAATAATGTATGACAAAATCAAAGTACTACTTGATAACCCTATTTACCGCTATATTATTATCGGTGGTATTGGGTTCATCCTCATCCTTTGCATCGGATACATATTCTACCAACCAAACGGAAGCAACTATCAGCGTGCCCGTGAGTCAGTGGAACGAATTGAAAAGCAACAACGAGAAAGCATTAAGCTTAATCGAGACATCCAATCTTCCATTGACAGAAGCACAGAGCTTAGTCATGAAGCAAAAGGAAGAATTGAACGAAGCAAAGAATACAATCGACAAATTAACGACCGAATTGGGCAAAGCCAAAGCGGACTTAGTGAAGCAAGAAGTTACCTTGTCAGAAATGCAGAACTCTTTGACCGAATTGAAAGGGCAAATCGAAAATGACAAGAAAACTATCAAACGACTACGGATGCAACGCAACCTATCACAGATATTAGGAGCGGGCGCGACAATCGGAGTAGTAATTCATCGATAACTGAGAGGTGATCCATACATCTCCCTACCATACGAGGGCGGACGTATGGATTGACTGACATAAAAGGCCTATCACAACACAGTTAAATGTGAATTTGTGATAGGCCTTATTTTTTTTGAAAATTTATAAAAAAGAACTTGCGTTTACATCGAATTAGATGTATAATAAAGTCAAAGATAAGGGAATAAAGAGATTCCCTAAGTTATAAAAAGGAGAGTTTAAAATGAAAAAATTTATTAACGACAGATTTAATGAGGCTATTGCTTGTGCTGGCGCAAAAATTCGAGAAGATCATTACGAATATGTAGAAAGTATCTTCGACGAAATCACCCCATATGGTTGGGAAAGCCACTGTGCGGATGGACATCGTATGGAAGAAGAAAACACTTCCGATGTACTCAGTAGACATTACGGAAGAATTGGCTCGCACGATAGAGTGTTTGGGTTTTGTTTCAACCCAACTAAGTTGGAGGTGTAGAATGACTAAATCAACATGGGGCAAATAAGGAGGTACTTATGGAGTTCGAGGACGTTATGACCTCCGCGGAAGCAGCGGAACGTTGGGGAATTAGCCCGGTTACAGTAAAGCAGGCGTGCTCTGGTCAACGGAACACGCCACCTAGATTCACATCAGATGAGTGTAGAAAATCAAAAGGTACTTGGTTAGTATCTCGTCAAGGTATGGAACGATTATATGGGGAGGAACCTAAAATGTTAAAAGTCTACAGTACAGCAACTCAAAAACCTTGGTTCATGGGGACAGCAGAATCGTATAAAGAAGTATGGGATATGATATACGAGCATGAAATGCGTCAATCTCCTTGTATAGGCAAGTGGGATAAGGACGCATGGGATGAAGGCGATATGGGAGAAGAATTTCCTGATTTCGTATGGCCGGAAGGTGTTGATTACGTTTGGACGGCTGACTGGATAGCTGAAGTCATTCTCAATCCGAAAGAATATAACGAGGAAGGAGTAAGAGGTCTTATCGACGATTTGATGCTATCTTACAAAATTGAACAAGTTTAGTTATTTTATAAAAGACCTTACTAGGTTGTATCCATAGTAAGGTCTTTTTTTGTTTATAAGTAATAATTGCAGATAAAATAAAATTATGGTGTAATTAGGGTAATAATAGGAGGTGGGAGTAATGCTGAAAGTATTTTATAAAGACCCACATTTTATGAGGGATGCGATAAAAGTAGACAACTATGCCGATGCATGGGATATAATATGCTCAATGCAACAGAGGCTAGGGAAAGGCATACTTCTTGTTAGTAGGGAAACATGGGAGGACCTTAGATTGGTCGAGCATTTCCCAGATTTTGTTTGGGCAGACGATGTAAAGGCGGTATATGTTAATAGTGATAAAACTTTAATAATTGCTGCTCCGTCAAAGTATAACCGAGCCAACGTTTTAAAGCTCATTAAGTTCTTTGGGCTCCACTATTCTATCCGAGAAATATAAATGTGATCGCTTTAAAATCCGTTTAAGTTTAAAAAGGTTGCTTAACCGTTGCTTAACTTTTATAATGTAAAAATGTCTATGATTCAAGCGTTTAAGAGGTTTTATCAATGTATTTAATTATGTTATATAAACAAGTTAAGTAGTGAGGTATGTATGAATCAATATATAAAATTCATAGTGCGCGTGCTGCTGACTTGTTTTTTTATTGCCTTTTTAGGGGTGATAATACAGGTTGCATGCGGATTACAACACTATGTATGGGGCTGGCTATGGGGTATTTTTATAATGGTGCTCTACTTGCTTAGCCTTGCATTACATGGTCAAGCAATTATATTAGGTGATCCTTATAAGGCTGTTCGTAAGGCGCGCAGACAGATGGTGTGGCGTCTTATGCTTGTTGGATCTTTAGTAGTATTAGGCTTGAAGATTCCCAATGTAGAAGCAATTAGTATGTTTGTAGCGATTGCACTTATTCAGCCTGCGCTTTATATAGTGTATTGGTGGCTTAGTCGCCAGTTTTAGTTGTAATATGACGTAAAATAACTACAATATAGGTATTCCGATTATGCATTGTATACATTATATTTATGATTAATTAGAATTGTTTACCCTTCAAGTGTTGATTATATATCTATAACGATGTATGATGATAC